TCGAGCGCTGCCGGTAGACGCAGCCCGTTCTCGACTCGCGCGCATACCCGCTGCGTGAACGCTGGCGTGATGTGCGACGGCCTGCCGAGCGGCGCGCTCAGCTGCCTAGGCTCCTCGCCCTTCCGCTGCCGCTTGCTCATGCCGTCACCATCGCAGGAATCCCGCGCATCGTAAGCGACGCACGCGCTAGCAGGCCCGCGCAAGCCTCACGAGCGGTCACGACTGGCCAAGTCTGGCCACGCGTCATCGGCCCCTCGCTGGGCGCATTTGCTCGCGGAGCCACGATTGCAGCTCGGCCTTCACGGCGACGACGCCTGAGAATGTCTTGTAGGTCGGCATCGGTGCTGCTGGACGTTCTGCGAGTCGACGCGCTGTTCGCTCGCTACAGCCGCACGTCGTCGCGATTTCCTTCCACCCCTCGATGTCCCACGGTGTTGCTCGCGTCGCAGCCATAGCCGTCAGCCTCCTGTCGAGCGGGACCAGCCCGCGCGCGCTCATCGCGCGATATAGCTCTAGCAGCCCCTCGCGTCGCATCGTGATCACGTGCCCCACTGGCACCTCGACGCCGAACGCCTGCGACGCGTACGCCGCGATGTCGCTGGCGAGCGGCTCCGCGTACGGGTCGACGTCCTCGTCGCGGCCACGCGGGCTGCCACGCATGGCGATGCGTGCCTTTGGCTTCTGCTGCCTGACGCCCTCGCCGTGACGCGGCTGCGGATGCTGCATCGGCAAGCGCGAACCCATGACGCCGAGCACCGACCACACAACGACCGCGCGCGCCTGTTCGGCCGATAGCCGCACCTCGACGGGATACGTAGTCAGCGTCCAGCCGCCCGCGAGGCACAGCGCCCACAGCCGCGCGACGGGCGCGATGCGCTCGACAGCCCGCTGCGCGGCGTCCCCTTGCGATGCCCCGCTGCCGCCCCAGGACTGCGCCTCAAATCGCGACGGGTCGCTGGTCGACCGCAAGGGCGCACCGTCGATGCGCGCGGCGTCTAGCGCCCGCAGAGCGGCGAGCACGCCACCAAACGGCGGGCGGCTGCTTTCGCCGCGGTTCTCGCGCGCGATGATGGCGAGCGCGACCTTGGTGGCCTCGTGCTGCCGCTTGGCCCGCTCGCGCATGACAGCGCCGGTCACAACCTCGAGCGGCTCAGCGTCGCGGTACGGCTGCGCGTCGAGCACGTCCACGAGCGTCACCTCGGCGACGTGGTCCTCGAGCAGCTGGCGCACGTCGACGCTGAGAGCGCTGCGCTTCACGACGCCTCGCCGGTAGCTGCGGACTTTTGCGCGCGAGGTCTGGACGTTACGCGCGCAGCTCTGGACCTTTGCGGCTTCGCGACGATGACGCGCTCGAGCTCCACGACGCGCACCTCCACACGGGGCCGCTCGCGGTCGACGTGCGTCGCGACGAGCAGCGTCGTGATCTGCGAGTCGTCTAGGTAGAGCACGCCGTTGAGCGCGTCGAGGATGGTCTTCGCGATGTTGTCGAGATCGCGTCGCCGCTCGTCAGGCAGGTACGCCTCGACGTCGACGCGGTAGCGCGCGTGCTTGCTCGGCAGCCACGGTCCACGCGGTCGCGCGGCGAGCGCGTGCATCCTCACGTTCGCCTGATACTGGCGTTGCTTCGCTGGCGTGAAGCGACGCGCGCCCACCGACGCCGCGCGCTGCCACGGCACGACCGGCCCCGGCACGACGAAGGTCACGTCGAGATTACACGCCATCGAAGAGCCCCAGTTGTCGTGATGCCATGTCGTTCATCGTCGGCGCAACTGGCGCAGGCTGCGGCGCTACCGGCGCAACGGCGCGCGGCTTGCGCTTCGTCGGCTTCGCTGGCGTCTTGAGCGCGTGCGCCACGCGGCGCCGGATGATCTCGACGTACTCCGCTTCACGCTCGATGCCGATCGCGTCCACGCCCTCTTCAATGCACGCAAGGAGCGTGGTGCCGCTACCGCAAAACGGGTCGAGCACGACGCCACCGGGCGGCGTAATCAGCCGCACCAGCCAGCGCATCAGCGCGATGCTCTTCACCGTGGGATGGCTGTTCGTGCGAGCCGCCGCGCCACGGTTGCGCGGGTTGTCGCCGCCCGGTGCGCCAGCGACGCGGCCCTCGTCGCGCTGCTGCGGTTCCAGTTCGGCACAGCCAGCGTCGCGCTCTGCGCGCGAGGGCTTTGCGACATAGAAGAATCGCGATGCGCCGCCGCCGGGATCTGCAGGCCAAGTGCCGATAGCTGCAGCGCTCTTTTCGTCGTCAAACATTCCGAAGCCTTTGCCGCCGCGTTGACCTACACGCCCGGTCTTCGGCCTTGCGATTTCAGTCTGCTCATCCAGCATCGCCGCCGCCTCTTCGTCAAGCGTTACGTTGGCTGGCCAACGGCCTAGCGATGTGGTCTTCTCAAAGCGGTCGAGGGCACGCTCCTTCATCTTCTCTTCGTTGGCCTTGTGGGGGCGTTGCCATCCTTCGTGCAGTTTCGCGTCTGACTTCAAGAAACGAGACGGATTGCCCATATCCTCACCATCCGTCCCGATCCGACACCCATTCACGTTGATCGCGCCCGTCCCATGCGCGAGCACGTTAGCCGCGATGGTGCCGTCGAGGGGCTTGCGCATCAGCCACCAATCTTCAGCGGCGGGCTTGAGAGCTGAGCCCCAACCGCTCCATTGTTTCGCATCATCGGTGACGGGGGCGAAGTTCCAATGACTGCTTTCGACCTTTTCGGTGTCATACATCCAAGGACGTGAGAAACCACCCTCGCCGGAAAGCGCCCCAGATTCCCGCAGGCTTTTCAAGTTGTCTCGTCCCACAAAGTTTTCATGTCCGGGCTTCGGGGCGATTTTTTCTGTGCGCTTCGCGCCTGCCGCCTTGTCGATGGCCTTGCTTACGTCGAGCGACTTCGGGAAACCTGACCCGAACAGATGCACGACCTTGTCGCGAGGTTGCCACCCCGCATCCTCCCACGCCCAGCCCGTCCAGTGCGACGTGCGCGGTAGCGCCCACACTAGCGCGTGACCTCCGGGCTTGATGACACGCAGACACTCGCGCGCGATCTCTGCCATCCACGCGACCCACTCGGTGCGCCCGCCCTTGTCCTTGTCCCAGTCCTTGCCCATGAACGCGATCCCCGCAGGCGGGTCGGTGACGATCGCGTCCACGCTGCACGCGTCCATCGCACGCAGCGCGTCGAGGCAGTCGGCGTGGATGATGCGCGGCGCTTTCATCGCGACCGCCCTCGCAGCTCGCGCTCAGCGTCCTGCGCCTCGTAGTCGGCCCGACGCTGCGCTGCTGCGCGCTCGTACTCCGCACGCGACTCCGCGGCCTCCTCGCTCGTGCGCCCCCAGTGCGCGCGTTGCCGCGGTGTCCACGTGCGCTCCGATGTCGCCAGCGACGGGTTGCGCTCAATCTGGCAGCGACCGCACGCGCCTGCGACGAATCCGGGGTGCCGCTTGCACTGCGGCGGTAGCTGACCGGGCATCAGTTGCTTGTCCTGTCGGGCCGGATGCTCAGCTCGACGGTAATGCGTTCCAAGCGCATGGGGCACCAGCGCGGCGGTGTCGTCGGCGGCTCCGTCGCAAGGTCTGGCGACGCGACGACGATGCGGTCGTCCGACACGGTGCACGCGTGCTCGATCGTCATTGAGTCGACGCCGCGGATATCGGTGCCCAAGAACGGACAGGTCGAGCACCCGTCGAAGATGATTAGCTGCATTTGCGTTGCTCCGCGCGCGCTGGCGCTCGACACCGACGATCTGATTCCCGCTGCTGCTTGAGCCGCGCTTGATGCGCGCACGCCTCGCCGCAGTATTGCAGACGCCGCACGCTGGCGTCGTAGGTAAATCGCCGCCGACACGTGGCGCACTGGAGCCGCTTCGGCCCGCGTTGGCTGCGCTGCCGATGCTGCGATGCGGTGATCGACGCTCTCCGCGCGCGATATGCGCAAGCCGGTCCGCAGTAGTCGCAGCGGCGCATTGCAACTGGCCGCGTGAACTGGACGCCGCAGCCGACGCATCGTCGCGGCAGCTCGTCGCGATACGGCCCCGGCCAGCACGTCGCCGTTCGCGCTGGTAGCGCCGTCCTCGACTGCGGGCGCAATCCCACGGTGCGCCGTTCGCGTGCGATGCGGTCGTGATCGACGCACGCCTCCGCGCTCGCAGGCCAGTGGCGCATGACGCCGCAGCACGCGCAGCGCTCGAGCTCGACGCCCATCGCGTCGCGCCCTGCCGCCTGCCAGTCGTGCAGCTGCGCCGTCATCGCGCACGCCTCTCGCGCGACGCCGCAGCACGCCTCTCGCGCTGCTTCGCCCAGCGTTCCACCTGCGACGTGCGCGACGCCTCCCACGCGCACAGCGGCCCGCAGAACTCGCAGCGCGTCATCGTCACCGGCCTGCGATACGTCGCCGCGCACCGCCGACACTCGCGCGACGGCTCGCCCTCGCGATACGGCCCTGCCCAGACGCCCGACG